TTTAACTTGGAAAAGGGCGAAGAAGATTATATGCGTGTGTTTGGCAAGTCGTTTATTTCTGAACTTGCAACACAAGTTGAGGGAAATATTGCGTTAAATTGGGCTTCTGCTGTAAATAGCCAATTGACCAATACATTAAATACATTTAGTGGCCCATACCGATATTTTGGTAATGGCACTACTGCATTAACTTCTTATCAACAATTAGCGCAAGCTATTATGTTCTTCAAGAACTATGGTTCTGTAGCTGAGGGCATTAAAGTTTATCTTCCTGATACGGTCGTCCCTTCGATTGTTGGAAATGGTTTAAACCAATTTGCACCTGAACGAAATAATGATATTGCTATGTCATGGGAAATTGGAGACTTTGGTACGCCGCGTGTTTCTTATTACCAATCTAACTTGATGCCAATTCACGTGTCTGGTAATACTGGTATTAACAACCAAACTTTGACCGTAGTTAGCACCAATGACCCTACTGGTCAAAACGTTACTCAAATTACTGTGAGTGGTGCAACTGCAAGTGATGCATTAGCCGTATTGTCCGGTGATTTGTTCCAATTTGCGGATGGTGTTTCCGGTCAACCAAATATGCGTTACTTAACATTTATAGGGCATTTCCCGTCTGCAAATCCTGTGCAATTTAGAGCAACTGCAAATGCTGGCGCTAATTCTTCTGGTAATGTGACCATAAGTATTACACCTGCTTTGAACTGGGCTGGTGGCAATACCATAAATTTAAATAATCCAATTGTTGCAGGAATGCAATTAATAGCGAACCCCTCGCATCGTTGCGGCGGTATTCTTGGCGGTGAAGCATTTTATTTAACAATGCCACAATTACCCGAACAATCACCCTATGATTCAGCCAACGAATATGATGAAGATACGGGTGCATCCTTGCGTCTTACTTATGGTTCTGTCTTAGGAAAAAACCAAACAGGCATGGTTTATGATGAAGTTCATGGCTCTTGTATGGTTCCTGAGTATACAATGCGTTATCTCATACCGCTGTCACAAGGTTAATTTGTATGGCTCGCGAGTTGTTTCCAAAAAGGAAATAGCTCGTAATCGAACTGTTCAATTTTATTTGACAGTTCAACTTATTAACGGTTTTTGAAGGAATAAAATAATGTCAGCAATTCAAAATGATCCAATTTATGGTTTAGCACATCTTTATATATCTGGAATGAATATATCAGTAGCTTCAACTACTGTACTAGCAATAGCACCTGGGCAATGTCGTGATTCTCAGGATGTAATTGATATGCCTATTGGTTTTGCTAACTTACAAGGCAATGTTTATCCGGCCACACAATTTCAGAATTATCAGCCAGCTATTTTTATTAACTCGGCTATAAATGGCGCTAATGGTTTGGATGCAGGTTCATTGGCAGCAAGCACACAATATGCCGTTTACGTAATTGGAGATTCACGCGGATATAACCAAGTGGCAGCAATTTTATCTTTAACTAGTAATGCATACCCTTTGATACCAATGGGCTATGATTCTTATAGATTGATAGGATTTATTGAAACAGATGGTTCTTCACATTTTGTTTATGCTACTCATAAACCCCAGAATATGGTTGGAGCGTTAACATATTTCAATAGTCCGCCAGTTTCAGTGTTATCTGGTGGAAATGCTACAACTTTTACTGCAATTGACTTGACGGCAAGTAGTGCTATTCCTACAACTACTTTGCCTAACGTAATTGTGGAATTATTGGTTACATTTATACCGTTAGCAATTGGCGATGTTGTTGAATTTAGACCTACTGGCAGTACAGCAACTGGCGGACTTGTAACCATAACAGGCATTGCCGCTGGTGTTGCTCAAACTCAATACGTGCAAGTAATTGCAGGTGTTGGAAGCTCAAAACCTGAGATTGATTATCTTGTGTCTGTTTCTGGTGATGCCGTGTCTGTGTCTGTTGTTAGTTGGACAGGTGTGTCTAACACTGCTTACCCTGCTCTGGTATAATGGTTATAACATAGTAGTCAATTAGTACAAGGAGCGTATTATGCCTTACACTGCTGAACAGTTAATAGTACGCTCTTGGAATTTATCTGGGATTATTGCTAGAAATTTACAATATCCTACTGGAGACCAGATAAGTGATGGTCTCCAGATATTAAATTCATTGCTAGACTTCAAGCAGATTGAAACTGATTTAATCCCTTATTGGCAATATATAGAGCTTGCATGCGTTCCACATCAAGAGGTGTACTATTTACCCTATGTGGCTGCAATGGAATCCTGTACATTCAATTTGGACGTTGTTCGATATCCAATGTCTAGTGTTAGTCGTACTAATTATTTTGGTTCTGCACGTGTTGACAATATTTATACTCTTCCATTTAGTTATAATTATGATAGGGCTTTAGGTGGTGGTAATTTATCTCTTTACTTTATACCTGATAGTACCTACCCATTGAAAATGATGGTTAAGATATTTTTAACTGATGTTGCATTGCAAACCGATTTAACAAATATAACAGATATTGTGCCTTATACATTTTTACGTAGTTCAAATCAGGGCTATGATACTGCTTATATTGAATATTTGCGTTATGCATTGGCTAGATTGATGTGTAGTGAATATGGTATTGAGTTTAACCCACAATCTGAAAGAGTATTTCAATCTTATCAAAGAAAACTTATGTATGAATCTCCACCTGATTTGAATATGCATAAAATGTCGATTTTAAATTCTTCAAGATCAGGTACGCTTAACTGGGGATTCATAAACCTAGGAAAAGGTTGGGTGCCATAAACCTATTAAATAAGTTTAGCTATAATAGAACCACCAAACATGGCTATCATTATTCCTATAGTCCATTTAAAATTAGTATCTATCTTCGAATCTAGTAAATGAAACTGCGAATCCATTTTAGTATTTAATTCTATAATAACACTTCTAATATCGCTCATATTTTTTTCTTGAGCCTTGAAATGAGCATCGTGAACTCTAAGTTTTACCTCGTGCTCTATATACTTCTCTGATTCTTGGGTAAATAATTTTTCATCTTTCATGATAAATCCCTAATCTTCTACACTAAATAATGTCAAACAATTATTAAAAATATAAAAAACAATATAAAGCTTATACCTAATACCGCACATCCAAGAAACTCCAAAAATAACTCACCATTTGTTGATTCTATATATTTCATTGCAATTCCAAATGATTAAAAATCACATTCTAAAGTAATTTTGTAAAAAAACAAGACATATTTATTTTACTAATGCTTTTATCGCTGCCGTTGACCCCAATAAACTAGCTATAATAACAGTTGTTTTAAATGCTTTGCTTTTTAATTTTGCGATATCGTTTTCAATTTCACTCAGTTTTTGTTCAGTTGCTTTATAAGCACTAGACTTTTCATTTTGTGTTTCTCTGAGTTTTTTTAATTCTTTGATTTTTTGTTCCAAACCTGAAATTTTAGATTCATTATCTTTCATATCTTGTTTTAACTTTATAGATTTATCTATTTTCTCTTTTGTTATTTTAGGTTTCAACGATTCTTCCCTTTTTGTTTTTGCATTTTCATGTGCTTTTAATTGTGCTACGTGTTCTTGTTGTAACTTTAAATTTTGTTCAGCTATCTTATTAACCAAATCTTGTTGGGCTTTATCTGTTATCTGTGCATGTTCTAATTTGTTTTTAGTTTTATTTATTTCTTGGCCTATTCCTTTATGTTGTTCTAAAAGTTCTGTTAACCAAGGCATACCAGGAAAGAAATGTTTTTCTAAGGCTTCATTTGGATTATGCAGTTCTGTAGGATTTTTGGCAAAAGATTGGCCAACAGATAGGCGTTTAAGTTCTGGATCCTCAGATATCATTTTTTGTAATATATTTTGACCTTCTTCTGATCCAATGGTTTTTTCAATAAGATTTCCACTTACTTTGCCTTTATTTTTAATTTCATTGAAAGTAGTATTTTTGCGCATTGGAGCAATATTTTCTTTAAAAAATGACTGAGCCGATTCTAATTCTTTAAAAACATCTTCTGGAATGTTATTTTTTAAAAGAGAATACATATCTTCACTTATTTTTTGTAATTCTTTGTAAGCTTGATATGCTCGCTCACCCACATCTGTATGAGGGTTCATTTTGGAAGTCATCAAGGAGTCAAAGGATGCATTTCTAGTCTTTCTATAAAGATTGAGCAAATCTTTTGAACTAAATGTTTTTAATTTGGTTGCATCTGAAACAGCCTTATCCATTAACTCATCGGCTGATTTTCCAGATAGTTTATATTTTTTTATAGCATCTTTAATTTCTTTTATAACTGTTTTAAGTTTTTTATCATCCTTTATTTTATAAGTAACAGGATGTTTATCTAGCTCTGCATCTACTTTTTCATAATTTTTATCATTAATTGTTTCAAGGGCATTTCTTTTTTCTTTAACAATCGTTGCAAAACGCTCATGAAAAATTTGACCTTCTCCAAGTTTTTCAGATATATTTTTTTCAGTTTCTGAAAGGTTTTTAGTATGTTGCTCTAATATTGATTTTATTTTAGCGGCTAAAGATTCAAATGCTGGTATTTTTTCAATTTCTGGTGGCGTTGGTTCATTAATTGGTGGCAGTCCAGAAATTTCTGAAGGTATTTCTGATTGTTCTATAGGTTTTCCATGTTGTTCCAATTCATTAGATAATCTATTTTGCATAGTCATTCTGTTATTTAGTTGATGCTCTAATCCTTCTATACTTTTAGATCCAAATTCTGTATGTGCTTTAGATTTGGCCATTTGAATAGCCGAATAAGCTTGATCTTTGCTTAATCCTAGTTGTATTAATTCATCACGTAATTTATCAATATCTCGAATATTTTTAAATTTTTGTGGTGCTTCTTTAAATGCTTTTATAAGAATTGGAACAATAGCATAACCTATGCCTCCTAATGCAGCACCAATAGCGCCTTCCTTTAATGCTTCACCAGGTTTAGAATAAAGAGCACCAATGCCCGCTCCTTCGGTAGCTCCAACACCTGCTCTTCTCAAAAATGAACCTGCTGCATTTTTTGCTATATTCGACCAAGCAGGAAATGTAGAACGTGCAGCGCCTAATGTTCCTCCTAATAGAGGAATGCCGCCAGTAATACCGCCTAATAATTCAGCAATTGGATGACTTCTATCCCCTGATTTTTCTTGAAAAGACTTAGGTGTTAAATTGGTTTCTTCTCCTATTAATTCACCTGATTGATTATAATCTTGCGGATGCATATTTTTATTAATTAAATCAAAAAATCCTCCGCGGCTTTTCGCTGCTTTGTTTAAGACATTAGAAATCATATCTGGCATGGCACGTCCAGCAGCGCGAGAAAATGCACCTACGGAGCTTGTAGGTTCATAATCAGATTCGTTTTCAGGTTCATTATTTTTAGAAAATATTT